AGAGTAGTACATGCTCCTATTCTCTCTACGCATCTTCTGATAATAATCAAAGTCACGGTCCTGAGAATTAGGATTAAAGTTTTCACTGCGAATTGTAGACTGAGGTGCTGTCACGGGTGTTACCTTCTTTTGAGCAGAAACTCCAATCAACTGAAAGAATGCTGTCGGAGACTCTGCTGCGATTTCCTTTAGTCTATCGAGAGACATTCCAAGCTCTGTACTCTTGGTTTTAAGAATCTGACCAGCTTTATCTCCAAACTGTTTTTCCATCTCTTCGCCAACAGCGGCGATGTTCTGGGAAACAGTTCGAGTTCTTTCTTTCTGAGTGATAACTTTTTCTACAAGGGATTCGATGTCACTCGCGCTCTGAGTGGTATTCTCAGTATTAGAGGGACTGGTTGTTACCGGAGAGGGCTGTTCTGCACCAGCTTCAGAACCCTTGTTCATCTGTTCAAGGAGTGACTTTGCATAATCCTGCTTTGCGAGTTCAGCCCGAAGTTCATCAAGCGTCTTAGTGATTTCACCAATATGCCGATCAGCTTCAAGTTTACCCTTTGCACGAGATTCAACATCCTTAAACTTCTTGCCTTCTCCTACCAACTGGGTGACATAAGAGTCGTTTGTCTGATTCTGCTGTCCTTCAGTTGCCGTCTGTTCCGTGGTCGCGGAAGAAAAAATATCTGTCATTTACTTATTTACCTCATGGTCTAGGTTGAGAATATTAATAATTTCCATTAAAGCCCTATTGTAACCGTTACGGTCTGCTTGCTTAAAAGCCCAGCTAGGACTATCGTAGTCTTCAGTAACTACAATATCTTTCAGTCTGCTTCTTACGATATCTTCTAGTTTATCAAGTACGTTCTTTGCAGACTTAACTTCCTTTTTAAAACCTTCCTGTTCGTCTTTAGGAAGGTCCATAAACCAAATTGTCTTCATTAAATTCCTTCTTCCATAGCGATTGCATTCTCTTCATCAGCCATCAACTGAACTTCCTGTGCAACCTTCTGGGTTTCGTAAGTTTCGTACACTGAGATATTCTCACCGAAGAGAGCCTTCTCTCCGAGTTCTTCTGCCATAATCCTAGCAAATTCCTTACCACTCATATGAGCAGCGACAGAAGGATCAGCAGCTTTCAACTGCCAGAGTTGCTGGAGGTTCTGAACTCTCTGCGCTCTTTCAGCAAAGTGTCTAGCACCCATCGGAATGATCTTACCCTTCGCTGTAATATCTTCCTTCGTAATCGTCTCGAAGACTGTAATGCCGAGAGCATCATCGAAGATACGGATAATGTCAGAAGCATCCATATTCCGTCTACCAGCCTCAAGCATAGCGTTAAGAATAGGCTCTACGAAGATACGCTCGAAGTGCTGCGTTTTATTCTGGAAGATTCTACCAGCAGCGTTCTGCAATGAACTGATTTCGAATGCTGTCTTTTCACCGGGAGTTCTAATACCCATTGCTTCTCTCGGAGCACCAGCCATTTGCTCCATTCTATTCTCAATGATAGCAATCTGGTTGTCAGCACTCAGTGCAGTAGCATCTGGAACAAGATAACCAACATCACCTTCATCACCGATGTAAATCCTGGCTCCCGGTTGGAAGTCAAAGTCTTCAACATCACCTTTAATCTTCAGGATAGGGAAGGCAATCTGGTCAAAAACGTCAGCTTTCAGGTTTTCGAGGTGGTCCATTCGGTACTGAAGACCGACGAGGTTATCAAGTGGACCCATAGCGTAAAGATTATCAGGTCTTTCTCTCCAACCAACGTGGAAAATCGGGGATGTACCCAACCAAGAAGGGTTAGGAATATCATTAAGGATGTAAGATCTATCGACAACCTTGATAATTCTGTTTTTAAGTAGTGTATTAGTGATTTGATCGTAGATGTCTCCATAAAATGTCAGAATTTCTACATAATTAGAGTTGTAATACTCTCGGATACTGCCGAAACCATCAACAACGAAGCCATCATTCTTATGCAAATCGGAATCTGAATACCCTTGGATGGCGTTTCTATTACCCACCATCTTGTCGAAGATCTTATTCATATATTCTTTATTAGGATCTTCATCAACCATCCGCTTTGCTTCGCCCATTGTCATAATTGAGCGGATAATCTTCGGTGTCTTCTTGAAATCAGAAGCAACAGGGTTGAATACAATGTCGTATGGAGAGATTCTAACTACCTTAGGACCGATGTAACTGGGAATAAACTCACCATTTTCAAGTTCAGTGTAGTTTGTCTCATAATCGACAGTAGCAAAGCAGTTACCGTAGTCGATGTAATCGAGAATAAGCTTTGACATCGTAATTTCGAAGTCAGACTGCTGAACTTTATTTTCCATATAAGCTTGGATAGTCTCACGCTTCGTCTTATTATTGCTAGACTTATCGTCAGCCATCCACTTCATCCACTTATTCTGTGGAAACAAAGCAGCCATGTAATTAGCGTGGAGATTGTCTCTAATATGAGTTAGCTTCGGAACAGTCGTACTATTCTTCCAAGGAAGCTTACTATTACTCGTTGATCTTGTATCTGTAGCGAAGAGATAGTTACGGAGTTCCTTCCACTCTTCAAGCTTACCAACTCTCTGTTGATTCCAGAGACGCCACTTATCAGCAATTGCCGTAGCAATATTATCAGGGCTGATAATAAGTTTCATATCGAGGGTGTTACCAGCCATTAATGAGACACTCCACCAAATCTTTCAGAGTAAATTACGTTATTAGAAACTTTTCTATTCATATAGTTTGAAGATGGCTTAACTGCTGTCTCAATACAGGAAGCTAAAGCATCTTTAATATCGTCGTGAGGTGGATTACGACTTACAAGTTCCTCCTCAAGAAGCTGGCAGTTACCACCTTTATAATGGTAGATAGCCATATTGTCGTACCTTGGTTCGAGGATAGCAGACATTCTCTCTTCCTTTGAACCAGAGTGTCTCGTAGGCTTATGCTCTTCGATCTTCAGCATCAATCCATGAGGCTTAATGTAACTCTCTTTCAACTCCTGAACAATTGCAGCCTGTGCTGCCGTAACTTCCGCTCTAAGCTTTTTAAAGTCCCATCTGTTAAGGAGTTCTAAAATATGCTGGAAGTATTCAGAAATCTTATCAGTCTTAAATCTGTCGATATCTAGAACGTATACGTTATTCTGGTAATCTACCCCGATAACGACTATTGCAGTGAAGTCAGCCTTCCTTCTTAAACTGTACGCAAAGTCAACTGCTGCAAATACGTTTAGTTTTCTGTCCCTATAATACCACGAACCTTGGGTATTTGTCAAGTGTTCTTTTTCGTAATACTGAAACTTATCATAGTCAATTGGTCTATTGTCCGGGTCACTAGGGTCATTGTAATACTGCGCTCTAAACTGGGTCTTATCGAGATACTGCGCCCTCTTCTTCGCTAGGACTTGGATGTCAAAGCCGAAAGCCTTACCATCGTGCCTAACCTGACGGGGCCAGAGGAACTGCCCAGTACCATCTCCAATGTCTTCTACAGCCCTCTCAAAGACTTCGTAAATAGGTTCTGCTGCAACAATCTCACCCCTCTTATTATAAATATCCTCCTCCATACCGAGGAGTTCAGAGTACAGATCCTTCGGGTGATACCGTGTACCGACTACCCATTCCCTTGCATTAGCCCCTTCGATGGACGAAAGGAGGGAGTACTGGGACTTAACCTTATCCCGGCCTTCCTGAGTATAGGCATTCTCGTAAACAACAACGTCATCGAGGACAGCGATATCGCAGTGCAGTCCTGTAAGGGATGTCGTTAGACCACCAGTAAAGATACTGGGATCACGGACAGCCTCTTCCCTCCTTTTCGGATGGTCAAGACTGATTTCAGTCATAGTCCACTTTTCCCGTTTACCTTCGTCATCGTGGATATGCTCGGGCCAATAGCGACGATGGATATCGGAAGTAAAGATAGACTTAATAAAGGACAACTGCTTCTGAGCTAGGTTGGAAGTAGCCGAGATATACAATACTCGAAGTGTAGGATCTCTCGTTAACTCCCAAGCAACACGGTAGGCAACCATAGCCGACTTACCGTGATCTCGTGGCAGTAGTGTCAACTGATGAGTCTTCGCCTCTTCACGGTTCCACCAACGGCAGAGTTCTTCGTGAATAGATCCGAGGACTCTTTGAGGAGCAACAAGACGGATGAAAGTTACCAGATCTTGTTCTGCTGCCTCTCGAATATCGTCAATGCTGGGCATTACTGGATCTTCAACCCGATTCTTTCAGCATCGTCTCTAAAGGATTTGTTAATCTCAACTTCACGTTTAAGTTCAGCTTTAACTTCATCCTTACTGGGTCTACCTCTCTTATTCTTCTTATCGAGGTATTCATTATCAGCAAGGTATTTCATTGCTTGGAAGGAAAGCTTCTCATCTTCTGTCGCAGACTTAATGATGGACTTCATAGCCCTAGCCTTCAACTTCAAGGTTAGTTCCTTCCTCCACTGATCTACATGAGGTCTGATAATCGGAGATTCGAGAACTCTCTCCCAGTGTTTATACGAACCGAGGGTAGCCATTGCAAATTCATACTCGGTAACATCCTCCATCTCGATGTATATCCTCTTCATCGAAGGATAAAGCTTACCGTTATGCTCATGGTCTTCTTCTTTCAAAGTCCACTTTGTACCGAATACTTCTCTTTCTTCTGGGATAGTTGTTTCGAAGAACAGTCCCTTGGTCTGGAATGCACCCATTAATATTTACCCCTACTATTTTTCATACCGGACTTAGGTCCAAGCTTCTTCCTACCACGGAGATGCTTAACTTTAGTCCTTCTGTTTCTAACCTCTTTAAGAAGTTCCTGCTTCTCTTTATCAAACTTCTTCTTCGACATTATTCACACTTCTTTGTCCGATGATTCCATCTACCACCTCGAAGCTGGCACTTTCTCCAAGCCTCTTCTTCTTCCGGTGGCATTCTTTTAATAATTATTGGGATCATTCTTTTAAAGATTTCTTCTCCCATACCCAACCAGAAGACTGGACTTCTCGCTACCATAAAAGCCCCGGCAGTAATGCCGACGATAGCACAGAGAAAGAGTATGATACTGATGTAGTCCATTAAGCCTTCTTGGCGTAAACAGACCAGACAGCAACGAAAATTGTACCAATAGCACCGATGACAGTCTCAAGAGTAGCAGCATCAACCATGCCCTTAGCAACAAGGTAGCCACCACCAGCAGCAAGAATTGCACGAGCGACACCCCAAATCATTTCCTTATTCATTGTATTCTCCTAGTTTATGGATATTTAATTTTGTTAAGTTGAAAGTGGGGACCATCTTTAAATGTCTTCCAGTCTCCACCCCATTCGATTCCATGTACATTCTCAAGTCTAGCAGCTTCCTTTACCAGTTCTGCCAGTCTTGAATATAGAGGCCAATCCCATCTAATCTTACCGTCAAGGGTGACAGCAAAGTCAACTGCCTTACTATACCCATCCTTACCGGGAATATGACGAGAGTTCAGCGTTGTTGTAGCACCAGCCTTAAGCAGCTTCTTCTGTTCTTCTAGTGTTCTAACTCCACAAGTAATAATGAAACCGAATGACTTATCCTTACTTACGTTAGTTATCAGTTTGGCAGTACGATATACAACCTTTACTAGATCA